TGCGAGAGAGGGACTTGAACCCCCGACCTTCGGGTTATGAGCTTTTTAAACTTAATAATTATGCTTTAAGCCGATATTTGTTATACTTGTATTACAAATATTACAAAGGATTTATCATGACTATATCAATAAGACTTGATGATGATTTATTTAACTCTGTTGATCTCTTGTCAAAAACAACTCATAGAAGTAAATCATTTTATATAAAAGAAGCTTTAAAGGACTATTTGTCGTCTTTTGACAATAGTAGATATGAGCCAAATGGCGAAACCATAAAATCTATAAATAATATAGAAAATGGTGTAAATTTGTCTAAAAAGTTTAATTCTGTAGATGATTTGATGAAAGATTTAAATAGCTAATGTTAGATATTTATTATGAAAATTCATTTAAGACAGATTATAAAAAGCTTGTTAAAAAAGGTTTTAATCCAAGCTTATTATCCGATGTTCTTTATTATCTTATTAATGGTATTAAATTACCAAATTCATATAAAGAACATCCATTAAAAGGCGATTTAAAAGGTTATTTTGATTGTCATTTAAAGCCAGATTGTGTTTTAATATATAAAATAGATAAAAACACTTTATATTTAGTTAGGATTGGATCTCATCAGAATTTATTTAAGTCGTATAAGTAAATTTATTCGGCTTTAATTTGCATAAATTCACATTCTAATTCGTGTTGTTTTATATAAAACTCCATTCCTATATCCATATTTGAGTTTGATATTATAATTTTTTTTATCATTCTATTCTTTAAATATTGTTTGTTTTCTTTTTCATACATATGACAATCACCTATAAATTTTCTTATTATATCTTGCTTTAATGGCTTGTTATGATTTTTACACTGTATTAAAATTGTCTCTTTTTCTTTGTGTGCTATTAAGTCTATTCCTCCATCGCTTTTGCCTTTTATAACTCCATTTTCATATACTTTATATCCTAAGTTTTTAAAATACTTACTGATTTGTAGTTCGTATTTCTTTCCTTTTTCTATGTTTATTTGTTTTAATTTAGCTAAATATTTCTCTTTCTCCAATTTCTCTTGCTCTCTTTGTTTTATTACTTTTTTCATCTGTATATACAAATATCCACTCGTTAAGATACTTCCAGCTCCAAAAGGTATAATATATTCTATCATCTATTCTATTTCCTTTTTTAGTAATCTTGTTTTAATATCTGATATATAAAAATCTTGTTCCTTATCGCTTAATTTTAGAAAATACTCGTTTAGTTCTTTAATTTTTGGATTTATTTCATTATTTTTTTGAAAAAATGTTTCTATTATTTTATATAAATTTTTATTAGTTTTTTCCCAGTTATACAGTGTTTTTATATCTTTACCTATATATTTTGCTACTTCTTTTTTATCCATTTTTGGAATTATTCCTTTTACTTAAGCTATATTTAATAAATTGTTTGCAATAATTCCATTTAAGGATTTGCAATAATTCCACTTACAAAAAATATTATAGCCAAATTCTTGAAATTTTACATAAATTCCTAAAAACGCTGTCAAGTTAAAGAAATGAGAGTAAGTCGCTTTTAGGTTTGATTGTTTTTGCGTTTGGTCTTGCGATAAAAGACTAGAGCTGAAAACTCTATAAACTTACTCCCGCTAGTGTTTTTTTCGGTAAATCCCTAGCGGTAAATTTTACCGAAATCAAATTTAAAAGGATTTACCGTGATTTTACAACAACAATTCAGTGTAACTTATGAGGTTACAAAAGGCTTTTTAAAGGCTACTTCTAGCGGAAGTATGAAAAACGATAATGGAGAAGTAGTCGAATATGGTGCAAGTGTTCGCATATTTGCGACTAATATTTATGAAGCTTCAAATGAGAACGAAAAGACTGGCTTTGCTAATAGTTATGATAGGCAAATTTCATTTAAAATCAACTGCGAAACAGACACAAAAGCGGGTCAAATCGCTAAATTAATACAATCTAGTTTATTACAAAATCAACCATTATATATAAGCGGTGATATCCCAATCAGAAAACAAGACGGAACATTTGAAGTTAATGTTCTTGAAATTAAAGGCTTAGATAAAGAGCTTGAAAAATTAAAAGAAGTTAAAAAATAATATATTTTTTCTACAAAGCCCCTAAATTTAGGGGTTTGATAGAGATTTTATCTCAAATTTGTTTTTAAGGAGTTTTAGATGAAAAATCTAAAATCTAAAGTTGGTTTTGGTTTAGTTGGCTTTTTAAGTCTTACTTCTTTGGCTAATGCTGCTGTAACTGCTGACTCTGCAACAGGTAACTTAAGTGGTTCTCTTGACCTTGGTCCTTTTTTTACCGCTTTTAGTCTCGTTATCGTTGCTGCTGCTTCAATGTGGTCTGCTAAAAAAGCTCTTTCAATGTTCCGTTCATAAGGGCTTTCTTAAAGCTGAAATTCGCCTTTTCATCTCTCGCTTCGTGATAAAAACAAAGGCGAATTTCAGCCGACAACCGCAGGGCGTCAGTCTTATAAAAAGGTAAATAAAATGGATATCTCTTTTGCTCGTCTAACCACTTTTTTAACTTCATATTTTGTTTTGTTGATAACTGCTTGTTTCATCGTAAAATCTGTTTTATTTACTTTTATTGCTTTTAACTCAAAGGATTAAATATGTCTGATAGATTTGTAGATGGCGTTCATGTTATTACAAATTTAGCCCAAAACGATTATCACTTTTTAATGGCTTTGACTGGTATTTTATGCGGTTTTGTTCTGCTTTTAATTACATTTTTGATTATTACAAATATCAAAGGATAAAATATGATAAACCTTTTAGAAGTTCCTAGCTTCGATTATTTCTTTACTATTTTTGTATATTTTGTTTTGGCTTGTATCCCGCTACTTTTGGTTTTTACATTTTTCACAAATCGCATAATAAAGTAATAATATGTTTAAATATATTATCTTATTATTGATTTTTATTTGTTCTGTTTTTGGTGAAGTTTATAGCCCACTTTCTTCTGAACCTGCTGTTATTACTTATACTCCTTTTGAAATACATCCAACTCCTTCTAAATTTGGTATTGAAGCTCTTAATTTTGTAAAATTTCCAGAGTCTGCGTTTTCTGAATATCCTAATGATAAATTCTCTGGTTTTTTTATTCATTCCGACGGCTTTAAAACCGTTTTTTCTTATAATTTTTGGAGAAGAGAAGACCGCATCTCTGCAGAAAATATTAATCTTTGTGTTATTCTTTCAAATTCTTCATCTGCTCATTGTTTTAAAAATTGTGTTGAAGGAACTGGTTTAAATAAGGGTAAGTATACTTGTGATTGGTATAAATTAAATTTTAGTTATTCTTTTTCTTGTTCTCATATTCATGGTTCTAATTATAAAGTTAACTACTCTTCAGATATTCCTATTTGTTCTGAATGTAAAAAAGGGGATAAACTTAATGATGAAGGTATGTGCTATACTGATTGTAGTGATGGTAAATTAAAAGTCGGTTTTACTGACGGAACTTGTCTTGATGCTTCTGACTGCGATAAAATAGATGGAGATAAAACTGCAAAAATTCAGTGCTTTATGGATAAATGGTGTAATTATAATGGCGGTACTTATTCAGGTTCTAGCGTAATAACTAATGCTGAAGGTAAAAATTATTCTTCTTGCAATAATGGCGAATTTCCTGTTTCTATTCCAGATAGTGCATTTACTGAAAAACCTAAACCAGAAGAACCAGATCCAAATATACCAAGTGGTGGTGGCGAAGATAATCCTGATAAACCAAATGATAGTAATCCAACTAATCCTGATAAACCAAATGATAATAATCCAACTAATCCTGATAAACCAAATGATAATAATCCAACTAATCCTGATGTTTTTGATCCAGTTTATAGAGGTGAAGTTACAGATACTAAAATAGACCCTAATACTAGTTTTGATTCAGACAATGGTTTTAGCTCTAGTTATAATAATGCTACTGGTGGTATTATTGGTAATGGTTCTTTTAATAGCGACGTTTTTGCTGGTGTCTTTTCTAATGGTAGTGGTGAGATTGCTTTCACTGGTGGTATGCAAGATTTAATTGATAAAATTGATGAGCAAGGCGAAAACTCTAAATTAGGTTTTGATAAATTTATTGATGGCTTAGATAAAATTGTCGATGATTTTGGTAAAGCTATTTCTGGGGCTTTTAATTCTATATCTTCTCCTACTTCTTCTCTTAGTCGCGTTTCTGTTTCTTCTTGTCCTAAAGAGTTAAATTTTAGCGGTATTACTGCTGAAATTGATATTTGTAAGGCTGTTTCTCCAGCTTCTGGTATTGTTTATCTTATTTCTTTCATAACTTTTTTGGGTTTAGCTTGTTTTTTTATTTTTAAGATTTTAGCTCTTATTATAATTTCTATTTAAAGGATAAAATTTGCAAGTTTTAATTAATTTAATCATTGGTATTTTTACTTCTATTTTTGGAAGAATTTTAAAGAAAATTTTTGATAAAGGTTTTTATTTTGCTTTTGCTTTAGCCGTTTTTAATCTTTTTATTGTTTCTGGTGTTATTTATGCTTTTACAAAAGTTGTTAATTTAGTTGTTAGTGTTTCTGGGCTAATGTCTGATTTTTCTAGTTCTATTTCATCTCTTGAGAATTCATCTAATGACGCTGTTAATTATGCTTTTTCTATTATTGCTTCTACTGGTGTATGGAACGCCATTGTTGATGTTTCTGCTATAGTTTTTCCTTTTTTAGGTGTTTTCTTTACTGTCTTTTTAGCAATAATTGCTTATAAGTTTAAAAGAATTGTAACCGAATATCTTATTAAACTTAGTTCTTTAATGGCTAGTTAAAATGTCAATTCATTATATTATAGGTAATCCTGGAAGCGGTAAAACTTTTTATGGCGTTAATGTTTTATATGAAAGCTTTATCAAAAAACCTAAATCAAATTTACTAACTAAATTCATAAAATCTAATGATGAAGTTAAAAAATATGATATAGCTTATACAAACATTAATCAGTTTGATTTTACTAAATCAGATAAAATTCAACCTTTAGTTTTTAGCGAAATTCTTTCTAAACTTACTTTACTTTACAACGAGTATAAATTTAATCAAGCTAGCGATGAAGTACTTATCCAAAAATCTAAAGAATTAAATCTTTATAATGCTTTGTTTGTTATCGATGAAATTCATAACTTTTTTAATGAAAAAGAAAATGAAGTTTTCATTTGGTGGCTTACTTATCACCGCCATTTGTATCAAGAATTATACTTAATTACTCAAGATTTGAGCCTTGTCAATTCTGAATACAAAAGAATAGCCGAGTTTTTTTATAAAGCCGTCGATAGCTCTAAGCGATTTTTTTCAAAGAAATTTAGATATATACAATACTCAAACTATAAACTTTATCAAAAAGACGTAGTAAGAACTTTTCATGTAGATTTTAGCGATGAATGTTTTAATCTTTATCATAGTGGAAAAAATGGCGTTGGCTCTAGCTTTGTTAAAAAATACCTTTTATTATCTTTGATGATTGCTATTATCACCGCTATTTTCTTTTCAATCTTTGTCTTATATATGACACCAGATATTCCAGAAAACAAGCCTATACAAGATTTTAACTCTACTTCTAAACCTATCAATAAACCAACTATTAAAATTAACACTGATGACCTTTTCTTTTATCAAATTGAGTGCGTTTTTGATGATTGCCATTTTTTAAATTCAGACCAAATTTACGATAAAAAAATAATCAAGTTTCTTTTAAATAAAACTGAGATTGTTTATCAATCTATCAAGTATAGGGCGGAGAACTTAGAAACCATTTCATACTTTATCAAAGATGATGTTTTCAAGGTTTTAAATATTAAATTTCGTCTTAGTTACGAAGATAAAAAAGGATTAACCGATGAAAAAACTAGTTTTAACTCTTTGTTTGGTTCTGATGAGCCTAAACGCAAACCAAATCAAAAGTAATTTATACGAATTTGCAAATATAGTATCACTTACAAATAAGCAAGATATTTTAATCAGTGGTGATTTAGATCCGTTTGATTTTTATTTTTTTTAGTGATAAATCTGCTCCTAAAATTACAATAAGTATATTTAAAAAAATGGTTGAGCTTCAAGGTCTTAGACTTCTTAAATTTGATGGATTTTATTATGTTGATAAACCTCTTCAAAAAGATTTTAACGATACAAATAACACAAAAGAACCAGAAAATTTATACTATATAAAGCTTAAAAATAATAGTTTTGATGAAGTTAATTCAATGCTTCAAAACTTTGATAAAAACGCTACTTATATAAGTCAAGATAACGCCGTAGTTTTTAAGGTAACTGATAAAGAATATAGCGAGATTTCGAGTTATATACCATTTTTTGATGACAAACAATCCGAACAAGTTAAGTTCAAAATAACTATTTTAGAGACAAATTTAGACGACTTAAAAAAGCGTGGAACTGAAGTTAATTCTCTTCTTAAAGGCGTTGATAGTGTTGATTTTAGATACTTTTTTAATCTCATTACTGTTCCATATACTCAAAATACTAATGTCACAAATCAATCATCTAAATTTTATGGTGTGTTAAATTTCCTTGATAAAAATGAGATTATAAATATAAAATCTAGCCCCTTTCTTGTGGCTAAAAATAACACTTTAGTTAGCTTTTCTAATGTGAAAAATATTCCATATCTTACTACTTCAAAAAGTATCACAAACGCCCAAAGCGAAACTCAATCTAATTACGCTTATAAAGATGTTGGTTTGCAGTTGTTTTTAAAGCCTGTTATTATAGGTGATTTCGTATATTTTGATTTACACTTAATTTTTGAAAACCTTTTAAGCGATAGTAACTCATTAACCCCAACTACAAGCAAAAAAGAGCTAAAATCTAACTATAGACTAAAAAAAGGTGAAGTTCTTGTCTTATCTGGCATTAATCAAGAGACTGAATCTTTTAAAGATAGTGGTATTCCAGTTCTTAAAGATATTTGGCTTTTAAAATATCTTTTTTCTACTAAGGATAAAAACATTATAAATTCCATTCTAACTATCACTGTAGAAGTTTTATAATGCTAGAACTTAAAGATATTAATTTATTCAATTATAGTGACGCCCCGAACGCCACAAAGAGTATTTGTGAGCTTGCGAACAAATGCGATATAGGGGCGTCTAGTCAAATTAATAAAAAAGTCTTACCTTTAAGTTTGAGCGTTAGAAAAAACGTAAAGGAATACGTTAAAATACCTTTTGGAATATCGAATAAAGATTTAAAATTTGCAAATTTGAAATTAGAAAATCAAAAGAAATGGTTAAAAAATCAAATTTATAAAATTGATGAAAAAACTGGTGAAATAAAAACTCTTCTTGATTGTTCCATGTCTGCAAATTTAAGCTCTAAATACTACGCTGAACTTAATAACCGTGTTAATACTATTCAAGATTTTGTTTTCAATAAGGGCTTAAAATCATCATTTTTAACAATTACCCTAAATGGTTGCTTTCGTGACGCTTTAAGGGGCGATTTTAGCCGTTTTAAGGCTAAAGATAGAAGCCTTTTAAGTCCTAATTTTAGTTATAAGATGATGTTTAATCCTTACGATATAGGTATTAAAGATTTGATTGATTTGCTTAATTATCAATGGAATATATTTATCATGCGAATTCATCGCAAATACAAAGGGCTTGAAAAATACTATATAAGAGCTTTTGAACCACATAAAAGCGATGGCGTTCCACATATTCACGCTCTTATAAGCTATCCAGAATACGCACACGATTTTATATTTAGAACTTTCAAAGATGTTTTTTATGCTCCACAAAATCTAAAAGTAAATTATCTATCAAAAGAGCAAATTAAAAACGGCGAAATTAACGGCTTTCAATGGACTTTAAGTAATCCTACTGGATACGTTCTAAAATACATAAATAAGAGCTTTATAAACTTTGATAAAAATGATAAATTAGATCCAAATTCGGCATGGTATATAAAATATAAGGTTCGTAAATTTATAAGCTCACGCCACCAAATACCGCTTTGGATATACCGTAAAATTAACTTTTTTTACCGTGATTTTTATAATCTTTGTTCTCTCAAAAGTCTTGAAGATTGGCATTGCGAATGGAACTATCAAGATAAATACTTTAAAATACAAAATTTAGATACTACAGAAACTATACTTTATGAAAACGGCGTTTTAAAACACACTATAAAAGACCATATTATACACATTTACCAAAAAGAAACTCAAGAAAATAACTATAACAAGCCGTTTAAAATACTTGATAAACCGACCATTAAAGCTAAAAAAGAGTATAAATTTGTTAAAGTTGATGAACTTCCTATATCAAGAATGAAAAATTATACCTTAATAAACTATTATAAATCACTTGATACATTTAATACAAATATCCAAAAATTAGCCTATATAGAAAACGAGCTCAATAAACGTGATTTTTCTTTTGTGACTGGTGAAAAATCAAAGCATAATATAAATGATATTGTCGCTTTAACTGATAATTTTGTGAGTAGGGGGCTAAGATATTATGATTTTTAATGAAGTTTTTAATCAGTACATAAAGTATTATGAACTTCTTTTGCGTCCTAGTACTTTAAGAAGTGACAATGCTACATACAATAAACATATTAAAGATATATTCAAGCCAAAAAGTTAAATTTGTTAAATACTTATGTTTTTCTAAATCCAGATACAAATAATAAATTTGTTGATTTACGCCGTTCTTGGAATACTTTATTAAAATCTAATAACCTACCTAAAATTAGGCTTCATGATATAAGGCATTTAATAGCTACATATTCTATAAATTACTTAAGCTTACCAGTAGAGCAAGTAAGTTTTACTTTAGGTCATACAAACATAACAACAACACAAAAATATATAACTACAAACATTAAAAAATCAAAAGATACAATAGAAAAAATGCTAAATTCAGTTAATTAAAAATTAAGTTTATTTTAAGCTTTTAAATAAGGTGGTTTAAATTATGATTTTATGGTGATTTGGT